CCCGTGTGGTTTCCTTCCAAAACGGCCATTTTTCCTTCAGCCACTGCTCATACAGGTCTCCGACGAGCCGTTTGCCGCCTTCCGGATCCACGTAGCTGTTGGTTGCCTTGGCGATGGTGACGTGCTCGGCCGCCCAGTTCTCCGCATCGATTTTTCTCTTGAACCCACGCTTGTCGGTCTGCGTTCCATCCGGCTTGCGATACCTCACGCGATAGCGTGCTTCGCCTTTTGATGTCTTGTATCTGGTGACATTCGCCATGAGTGCCTCTATTCCGATATATCCTGATAAGGATGGACGATGAATTCAAAGTGCCGCCGAAACCGTGGACCGGAGCAAGCATCAAGGCACTCCGAGACGAGATAGTGCGAGGCGGCGAGGAAGTTCCCGGACTGAGCTACCAGACCGTCTATGTCTGGTATTCGCGGGTGTTGCTCGATGTGGTGGACAGGCTTGGCCGCATCGACTATGTCGGAATCATCGGCGAGCAGCCGGAAATCTCCTTCAGGGTCAAAACGGTCGATACCCTGAGGGACAAGCTCATACGGCAGGACAGCACACCCTTGTATCGGATCCATGACATCATCGGCGCAAGGGTCACCGCCAGTATGACGCTCCAGCAGCAGAATGATCTGGTTCAGGCCATTGCCTCGCTGTTCCCCAAGCACCAGATATCCGATATGAGGGAGCATCCTCATAGCGGATATAGGGCCGTGCACGTCATCGCCGGTCTTCCCCGCGGCATATTCGCAGAAATACAAATTAGGACTCTCCCGCAGGACGCATGGGCCAACTGCTATGAGGCGATAGCTGACCGTTATGGCAGAGAAATAAGGTATGGAGAATACCCCGACTCCCCTAAGGGCAGGGAGCTTGTTCAGGCGATTCAGGGTACATCCGATGGGATAAGAAGCCTGGAGCTTCTTGACTCGGAACAGGAAATCGCAGTCGGGGATATCCTCGATAACGTGACCAAGATGATGCGTCATCTGACGGAGTATTATCATGCGCCGAATCCTCAGGAACTTGAGAAGATAATAAAAATCGCTAATAATACTGGTAGTCTGATGCTCAAATTGGGAGGCGAACATGGTCGGAATGGTGATCCGGTACAACCGGAAGACCGGTGACAGGATCGTGCGCGAATACCCCGGCCCAAACGGGTACGCGAATGCGGTCTCCGACCCCGATTTCCGCAAGGACATGGGCAAGCATCTTGGCGATTGGGAGCTGGCCGTCATCGGCTCCGACTCGTTCGATGCGATTCGCACCACGCACTCCCGGTATTTCACGGGACGTGACGTTACTCCCGTGCACGCATGATTAACTAGCATTTTCGGGTATGCTTCGCCCCGTGTAGGATAGTGGGCGAAGCGTCCTCCTTTCCATTTCTCTGGTGGGATTGGGATTCTTCAAGCCCTGCTGACGTTGCACCGTCAGCAGGGCAATTCTCATTTCATCCAGCGAAGTCTGCCGTCTGAGGCGACTCGGCATGTCAGTATGTTACCGGCCGATGATGTGCCGGTTGAACCCTCGCTGCTGCAGAACGAGCCTCCGCGCACCGTTCCGATGGACGGAGGAGCTGTTTGCTGCTGTGCTTGTTGCTGCTCGGCCTGCTGTTGAGCCTGCCGTGCGGCTTCCTCGGCAGCGGCCTGCTGCTGTGCTTGTTGTTCCGCCTGTTGCCGAGCCTGTTCCTCGGCGGCTTTCTTCTCTTCCTCTGCTTTCTGAGCTGCTTCTTCCTCCGCTTTCTTCTTTTCTTCCTCCGCCTTTCTGGCCGCCTCTTCGTCGGCGGCCTTGTTGTGTACTCGAATCACGCCGTTGTTCGCTGACAGAATCTCCCAGTTCGAATAGAGAATGACCGATTTGCCGCTGTCGCTTTCGATCTTGTAGTCCGAGGCGTCATACCCTTCATCGGTCAGAGCGGTGATGGCCTTGTCCAGCATCATGCCTTTTTTGGCTATGTTCGGCAGGTCAGAAGTGTCTCGCTTCACTGTGAGCGTGATAGATGTGGAGGTCTTCTCCTTTTGCCCTGCTTCGGGCGTCTGTTCCTCGACTTTCCATTTCCTGTCTTTACCTTTGGTGTCGGGCGTGACAGTGATGGTTTTGAAGCCTTCCTTTTCGAGGGCAATCTTGGCTTCGAAAACTGTCTGGCCCACGACGTCGGGGATGGCCTTGGACGGTGTGAATATGTAGCCGATGACGCCGATGGTCAGCAGAACGATGATAGTTATTCCCCACCAGCGCTTGTACCATGGTTTCTTCGCGCCGTGTGAACCGTGTCGTCCGTTTCTTCCGCCATTCCCTCCGTCTCGGGGAGGCGTTGTCGGTGTGGCTGGCGGCTGCTGCAGCACTTCGGTCGGTGCCAGTATCTCCATCGGCTGTTCCGACGTGGTGGGCAGCTGCTGCGTTGGGGTTGGGAACGTTGACGGGGTGTATGCCGGTTCCTTTTGGCTGCCCATCGTCGTGTTCTTTCTTCTCGCCTTCTTTGACGGCTTGTCGAGCCTAGTCTCGTAGCTGATGCCGGTGCCGGGGATTATCGGGGTGCCGAACCGTGTGCCGCCTTTGCCTACGGTCACGTGCGGCGCGCCACGCTTGCCCATGGTCACGCTGGTTACCCCGCTTTTGCCGAGGTTCAACCGCAACCCCTTGCCGAGACTTATACTTTTGCGAATCCTGAATCCCATGACTCTCTTCTTCCCCTAAACTGCTACACGGTCGTGCAGCAGTGTCCTGTTCTTGAACTAGCTGGATTCTTCACTCGCCCTGTTGGCGCTGCAACGCCGGCAGGGCAATTCTTTTTAATTGGTCGAATCATGTAGCGACGGTGAATCGATGCCGCAGAAACCAAGTGCTATGTGGTTGTAATCGCTGACGTCAACCTTCAACCCGTCAACATCGGGATTGTCTTTCCATACGTTGTTCAGGTCGCCGTTGGCGTATTTCCAATCTTTTGCCATCCCGTTGAGCGGGTAAGTCGTTCCGTCGATTGTCATGATGACGGCGTTGTGGTCTTTGCATTCGACGGTCGTATCGTCCGCCGACCAAGGCCAGTATTCTTCCGAATACCCGTAATCGTCAACGAATGATTGCTTGCTGAGCTCATGGTTTTTTGCGGATTCACCGCATGCTGTCAGGGATGCGACCATTGCCGCACTTAGCAGAAATATAACGGCTTTCTTCATTGTCTTCTCTTTCTCTATAACAATGCCTAAGCCTGGGGCAAAACCATTCCCCTAGAATTCCACGGCTGGGTCTTGTGGGATTTCCACGGTATAGCGTTGCCCGTTGATGGTGGCGGCCGCGCTTTCCACCTGAACTTTCTTCGCGGTGGGTTGCCGTTCCGCTTCCATGGCGACGTATGCGGTGACGATGCCTGTCTTGCCGGGCTCCACACTGGCGTTGTTGCTCATCGACATGCTGTCCACGACGTTGTCGTTCGCATCGAGGTACCGGAAATCGAGGATGATATCGTCAAGGGTTTTATTCGTATCATTGCGGACAATGTATTCGACCACGCGGGTGCCGCTTGTGTCGCGCACGTTCCGCTCCAGAATGGTCAGGCCCGAGCTGCCCTCGTTGGCCTGCGGCTTCAGTTCGTCCACCTGCTGCTGAAGCGTTTCCACTTGTCCGTTGAGCTCGTTGCGCTGATCCGTAAGAGTCTTTGCTTTCGCTTCCGACTGCGAATAGGATTCACGAAGATTATTGATGATTGGGTTGGCGTACAGGTACATGCCGCCAATCCCGCCAGCGAGTCCGATGACCAGTCCGACGACCGCCGTGATGGCGATGATGGCGGGTATCGGAAGTTTCTTCGCTGCCGGGTGTGGTGCCGGAGATACAGTTTCCGGCTGTTCGTCTTGTGGTGCCGGTGGTTGTGCCGACATGGGGGCTGGCTCGGTCATTATTTCTTCTTTCTTCAGATGGCTACGCTATCGTGTAGCCAGTTTTTATATGCCCTGATTATCCATGGCATTACGTTCAGTTCTCTTGCTATTGCGCATTCGTTACTGCCGTACAGGAGCTCGGCAGTAACGTAGTCGGCTTGGCTCATGAGCATTCGAGCAGCTTCAATGTCTGCCCGCTGTTCCGTGTAAATATCGGTTTTACAGCCGATATCATGGTGTTTGGCATGGCTGATTTCATGTGCGAGTACGCACCGACGCTGGATAGGCGAAAGCTTATCGCTGAGGATAATCTCATTGCGTTCCGCATCGTACACGCCCTCGAGCCCGTCCGGCAATGGTCGGTCGCGTATTCTGGTCGCCCATTGCAGGGCGACGTATTCCAAAGCGTCCTCGCTCATATGGCATCACTCCCCTAATGTTCCAAAACGGTGATTCGGAACATTAGAACCATGTGAATCATGTCATTAGATGGTTCAAATGTTCCCCGGCGCATTACGGCATCTCCTCATAGGCTTCCTGTTCGGCCTCAATGTCGCCGTGCTTCGCGGCCATCGCATAATAATCACGAGCGGTCGCATCGTCCGAATCAGGTTCCACCGACAATGACACCGGGCCTCGCTCGGCACGTTCAATGAAGCGCTCGGCGGCCTCGATTAATTCGTGAGGGTATACTCCGAACACCTCTGCAAGCTGCGCTAGCTGAATGACGTTAATATTGCGCTCATTTTGCAATAAACGAATCAAAGTACGCTCATTCAAGTTCGCTTTTTTTGCAAGTTCTTTGATAGTCAAATGTGCCGCAGAGCGTTCTGCTGCAATAGCTTTTGACGTTGCTTCGTTCATGTCCATATGGGCAGTCTACAGCACTTTGTAAAGCCAGCGTACTGACCATATGGTCGGCGTGTCGTGCTTGACGGTGACTATTTGGTCAGTAAAGTGAACCATATGAACACTCTGGAATACAGCAAGCAAGTAGCCGAGAACGTGAGTAAAGCCCTCGATGGTGCCAATCTCAGCGTCTCTGCCGCAGCTGAAAAGACCGGTATCCCCCGCACCACGCTTTCACGCCATCTGAACCATCCAGAAACAGCTCCGTTTGACGTAATCGAATTAAGTCGAATCGCTTCCATCACACGAAAGACAGTGAGTAGCCTTACTCGGTTCAAGGCCACTCCTGCGCTCGCTGGCAAGGAGGTGGCGTGATGAACGGTCCGACGGTTCTTATAATCGCGCTTTTCCTTCTGAATATCGGGTTGTCCATCAAGAACGAGCTTGACCTTCGTGAGATCGAGCGCGCTCGACGTAAGCGCGCTTCACTTCAACCATCGATACCGACAAGCCCACCGAACCCACCAATGAAGGACCACAGCCACTGGCAAAAGGAGATAAACGATTGCATACGAAAAATTCTACCGTCCCAGTGACGGCCGTCGAGAACACCCTTCCGGCGCTCGCCGAAGGAGAGGTGAAGTGATGGAAGTCCGCGACATGTACAGGCTGGCCGTTCGGTTCATCGGGTACGGCGTGACGTTGCTGTTGGTTGGCGGGGCGATCGCCGCGCACCTCACGGGGTATGTGATGGCGCACGACGAAAGCCTTATGGAACGGATCGAGGAGCGACTACGTCAGTAAAGGCTCCCCACCCGCTGCGGACGCGCCTCGTCGACGAACCAGTACGGAATAACGGCCGGATTGATCACGAGGCTCGTATCGGTCGTGGAGTTCGAAGAACGCCGCACCGAGGTCTCCACCACGGCACCGGTTTTGGCGGCTTCCGAAAGATTCTCAAGCAGATCCTTGACGTCCACGGAATCGGCAAGAAGCCAAATCTTGTCCTCATATCCCAAATGCAAACGATTGGTCATTTAGTTTTCACCTCCTCTCATCACTGGTAGTTAGGCAATGTCCAGCTTAGGGGAGGTGAACCAACCCTTGAAAACTAGAGAAAGGAAACATCATGGTCTGGTTCATCATCGCAATCATCCTCCTGCTCATCGGAGTCGGCATGATCGCCGTCGCCCTTGCCAACGGCGGCGACGGCGCGACCCTCGGCTTTGTCCCCATCGTCGTGGCGGGTCTGCTGATGATTCCCGCATGTCTGTATTCGCAGGATGCGGGCGAGGTCGTCGTGCTGAAGAACATGGGCGGCTCCATCGCCGGCTATTCCGCCGACGCGGGCTTCCATGGCAAGCTCCCGTGGCAGTCCACCGTCAAATACGACACCCGCAACAACGTCATCAGCTACGTGGCCAAGGGCAAGGAGGACTACGACGGCGGCTCCGCGCGGGGCCCGCAGGTTACCGTCAACGACAAGAACGGCGCGCAGGCGGACATCGACATCCAGGTCAACTATTCGCTCGACCCGAAGTACGCGATGAATCTGTACAAGGACTACGGCAAGCAGACCACGTTCGTCAAAAGCGTGGCCGCTGTCGACGTGCGCAGCGTGCCTCGCGAGGTCTCCGGCCGATTCGACACCATCCAATTGTTGACCGACCGCAGCAAGTACACCGCCGCCATCCAGAAGGCGTTGACCGCGAAATGGAAGGGCATGGGTCTGCGCGTCGAGCAGGTGTCGGTGCAGGAGGTTCGCTACCCGCAGTCCATCACCTCGAAGTACGCGGAGGCGCAGGCCGCCGAGATCGACAAGCAGAAGGCGTTGAACGAGCAGGAGGTCGAGAAGACCAAGGCCGAGACGAAACGTATCAAGGCGCAGGGCGAGGCCGACGCGAACAAGGTTTTGAACGATTCGCTGACCGACAACGTGCTCAGACAGCACTACATCGACGCATTGCAGAATGCCGACCAGCTGATCGTCACGCCCGAGGGGTCCAACACCCTCATCCAACCCAAGTGAGGCGAACCATGAACACCAAGGAATACGGCCACCACGCGAGCGGCTATCGCAAGGCCGACGGCGGCCCGTCGAAACGGTTCATGCGCGGGCTGGCAATCTGCGCCGTCGCGTTCGTGGTCTGCCTTGTCTGGCTGATGACGCACTTGGCTTGTGCCACTCCCCTCGCCAACGGCGTCTGCTCGCTGGTCGCGTTCCTGGGAGTCCCCCTGCGGCTCCTGTGCCTCGTGGCAAGCGAGGCGGGAGTCGAATAAAGGCTTGCCGGGGTTCTTCCTTCCCCGGCAATCGACAAGGACAGTCGCTAACACCATCGCGCCGCACCCTTCCCCAGCTGGTGCGGCGCGCGGGGCCGGCAGGTTCGCCCCCGCCGGAGATCGCGCGGTGTCATGTACGCGCGGCAAACGGCGGGAAGCCGTTCGATTCGGCACGGTCCACTCCCCCTGCGGGAAAGAAAAAGCCCACGCGGCAACGTGGGAGAAGCAAAACAGCTACAAGGAAAGGATACACCATGAGCGCCATGATTCCGCCCGACGTCATCCAGGACGGCGTCGCCTATTGGAAGGCCGACAAGGTGAGCGCCTATTTCGGGGGCTCTCCCACCGTGGGCACGCTCGGCGTGTGGAGATACCGGGGCGAGGGGCCGAGGTTCGTGAAACTCGGCTGCAGACGCGAGCACCGCCAACGCGATACGCGCCGCGTCGTCTACCCGGTCAGGGAGGTGATCGCATGGGGAGAGCGCAACGGTTTCCAGCAGCAGACGGTCGCCGCGTGAGCGAAGGAGCATCGATGACGAGCCAGCCGGATGATTACGACTATCGGGAGGAAGGCGAAAGCCTGTTCGAATGGCCGCTCGACGCCGCGGGCATGCGCATGGGCGCCGGCGAACTATTGGACAGCCTGCTCGAGGTCATCCAGCATCTGAATCGCGCGGACGCATGGCCGCTGACCATATTGCCGCCCCGGTTCGGCGACGTGGTGGTCGACCGTGGCCGGCGCGCGATATCGGCGGTGTGCCTGTGGAAACGCAAGCCGTCGAACGATTCGAAGGAGGTATGAACATGGCGGGCGAGACAGTCATCACGATCGTCGGCAACCTGACCGCCGACCCCGAGCTGCGCACCATCGCCAGCGGCGCCGTCGTCTGCGGGTTCACCATCGCGTCCACACCGAGAATCTGGAACCGGCAGGCCAACCAGTACGAGGACGGGCAGGCGTTGTTCCTGCGCTGCAGCGCGTGGCGTGATCTGGCCAATCATTGCGCGCAGTCCCTGTCCCAGGGCATGCGCGTGATCGCCACGGGCAGGTTGCGGCAGCGTTCCTACCAGGCGCAGGACGGCACCAACCGCACCGTCATCGACATGACCATCGATGAGATCGGCCCCTCATTGAGGTACGCGACCGCGCAGGTGACGCGCGTGCAATCCGGGCGCGGCTATTCGGGCGGCAGCACGTATGGGGATCCGGCCAAGCCCGCCAACCAGCAACAAGGCTGGCAGAACGGCTCCCCGGCCCAGAACCCCGGCATGCCGGAAGGCGATCCGTGGGCTCAGCCGGCACCCGCCTCTCCCGGCGCCGCGTTCGGCGCTTCCAACGATTTCCCATCAAACGATTCCGACCCCGAATTCTAAGGAGATTCAATGTCACGAAAGAAAAAGACCGATGGCGTGCAGGACGCGCTGATACCCGACGAAATAACACCGCTCATGCTGCTCGCCCTGACAGCCAAGGCATCACGCATGAA